TTCCCAAGACCAATCGCCTCAAGAAGGAATACCGCGATTTGTTGTCGCAGCATGTCTTCGGAGGATTTGGTCTTCGCGTGGACAGGCACGGCTCACAGAAACGATTGGTACTGCGCCACACCGACACGAGCAAGCCCATTCCCTACATGGCGTGGTCGGCTGGGCAACTGAAATTCGTGCCCCTTTTGATGGGGCTGTATTGGCTGATGTTGCCGGCCAAGGTGAAGCGCAGGGGAGAAATCGAGTGGGTGATCATTGAGGAACCGGAAATGGGGCTGCATCCAAATGCGATCTCCGTTGTATTGTTGTTGGTGATGGAGCTTCTCTGGCGCGGATACCGGGTTTGTCTTTCGACGCACTCGCAGCATGTGCTGGATGTAGTGTGGGCGCTGCGTACGATTCACCAGAGAAACGCCGACACTGCCCGGCTCCTGGACGTGTTTGAAGTCGGGAAGACAGAATCCCTGAAACGTCTGGCGGAAGAGGTCTGTAAGAAAGAAACGCGGGTGTATTATTTTGACCGTAACGGACTGACCAAGGACATTTCCAGCTTGGACCCCGGCTCACAGGACGATAGCGAAGCCGGCTGGGGCGGTCTGAGCAAGTTCAGCGGGCACGTCAACGACGTGGTTGCGAGCGTGGTGAATCAGCGGGACCGGCACGCAGTTCCAGACGGAGTTTCTCCACGTAGTCCCAGCGCAGGTCGAGATACCGGCACGCATCTACCGCTGTAATGCAGTTGGCATCCAGCGCTTCCAGTACCAGCTGAACGAATGGTCGCCCGACAAGGTCAAGGGTTTTTCCCGGCAGCGATGCGAAACTACCGTGCCGTGGCGACTTTGTCAGCATTTGCTGCGGAATCATTACCATGCTGGCTGTTTCCTCTGCAAACCGTTCTGAATCTGCCCGGGGCCCGTTCAGAGTCGCATTCCCCTCGCCTGCGCGCGCCAGGGCCAGGTATACCAGCTCACGCAGGAGCGTAAAAGAACGAGCGACTGCAGAAGGTTCCTGACTGTTGATGCCAATTACCGGCATTGGAAACAAGGGCAGTGTGACGCCACGCGCCTCTTGTAAACTCACATCGGAGAACTGGAAGACAAGCACGCCAAGGTCCTCAACCGCCGCGCGCCAACGTCGCCATGCCTGCCATTCGTTCCGCCATTGTCGCTGCTCCTGTTCACTCACACGTAGGGCCTGGCGAAGCCGTTGGCCGACGGTAAGTGGCGATTCGCGCAGATGGGCAATCTCTCGAAACTCGGGCAGCGAATACCCAAGCTCGTCGCTCAACTCGATGGCGACATCGCGTCGATGGGACATCACGTGGATGGCCAAGCGCAATTCGGGCGATTTACTCATCCGGCGTGTGGGTCTCTTTGATCTTCACAATCAAATCTTGCAGTTCATTTTCTCCCAACTCTGTTCCCTGGACCGTGCAGAAGAACGCGGGCAACTTCTTCATCAGTTCTTCATTGCTCAATACCGACTTTGGCAGTTCATTGCTCGCCAGCTTCGCTCGCTCCATGAAGTCCTGCCATTGTTCCGTACCGGGCTTCAGTCCCAATTGTCGTGCCCAGCGCGCGACGGTTCTGCCATCGTGCGAGGGACGATTGACCCCGCGTTCGAGCTTGCTCCAGTTACTTGGGTCGTGCCCGTGCTCCAGGCAGAACTGCCGGAGTGTCTTTTTCTGCGCAATACGCAAATTCTTGAGAAGTTCGCCAAATGTCATAGCAAAAAATATTCTTGACATTTTAAATTGGAAAGGGAATGTTTTACAAAAATTTGCTATGCAAGGGAAATTTAAACGATAATTTTGGCGTCCCCGCCGGTAAACCGTGGGCGCGGTCCCGGCAACCAATTCCTCGGTTTTCCCTGGTATAGCAAGGGGATGCCCTTAAAGCCAAATGGCCGGGCAGTCAGATCGATTGCCCGGCCAATTTAAAAGATACATTATGGATACCAGAGATATGCTAATTGGTTTGCCGCCGGTTGTCAAGCAAATGGCGAGTTTGGACTTCGGATATTATTACGCCATACCAGAAACTTGGTTCAAGTTCTTCATGGACCCCAGCAACAATCTCAACCTTCGCCAAATGCTCATGTTGGCCGAGATTGTTTACTGGCATCGCCCAAGAGCGGTTTATCACCGTGACAGGAACGAAATAATAGGCTCGGGAAAGCGCTTCAAAGGCCCAGGATTCAATCGGAGATACTCGGAGTGGGGTAAGAGATATGGTATCTCGGAAAAACAAGCCAGACGCGATTTACACGGGCTTGAGAAGGCAGGGCTTATCAAGATCAAAATCGCGACGGAAGTCGTCGTTGAAGGCATGCATCTGTGGAACGTCGCGTATTTCGAGCCGGTCCCGGAAAGAATTTTTGAGATCACAAATTCAATCCATGAGGAAAAATACCCGCAAGACGAGGCCGAATTGCTCCCAGAGGAGGCTGAAATAACGGTCAAATCCATTAAGAATGTGGCCGATGTTCGGAGGCCGAAACCGGTTCCCGGGCGAACGGGTTTGTCGGGGGGCCTGGACAAACAGAGTCCTGAAAAGCGGGACGAAAATGTCCAGACATATACTAATATTGTAAGTATGAATATTAAGAATAAAGAAGTATACTCCCCTCCTAATACAACGGTTCCTAGGGTTCAAGACCTTCCAGGCTTGGCCAAGAGAGGAAAAGGAGAGGGGGGCGAGAGAAAGGAACCTGTCAACATCGGTTCGACAAATTACTCGTCTCCATTGGGACATGTCCCCTCTGATGAGCAAATAGAGAGGTGGTACAAAGAAGCCAGGGAAGCGGATCCCTCTATCACCAAGAGAGATTGGGATCACGCTGTCTATGCGCTGAAAATGACGAACTGGCACGTTTATGGAAAGCCAGTTTATGACCCGCGATCTGCGATAATGTGGCAACTAACGCAGCCGATCAGGCGATATTTCGGCAATGAATACGAGCCGAAATCGTCGAAAATCCGGGTACCACGAGATGAATATGAACGTAAACGCGCCAGATTCAACGAGTTGCAAACAATTGGGGATAATCTTTTGGCAGATTACTGCAGGGCAGATGATGCGATTAAAGTTGCAACGGAGAAGAATCTTCCCGGGATTGAAGAACTTCGTGCGAATCGCAAAAAAATAAGCGCGCAACTTGATAGAGTAAGAAAAGAATATAGGGAACTCGGTGAGTTCCTTGACACCCATGAGCCGAGATGAGATCGAAAAGCAATTCGTCGGTTGTGTCCTTCAAGATCCAAAGACCACAATCGACTGCGCGATTAAACGTGGCGTAAAATCTCATGAATTCCTGCTACATCCATTCGCCAGAGAAGCGTATAAGATCGCGCTTGAGCTTTCATCCGAATATGCTGATGTTGACCATCTTGCGATATATACGGAGGCTCAAAAGCGACAGGAATTCCAGAACATGCCGGCCTTCTCCATATGGCTGGCTGAGGCAGTTGACAACTCGCCCGTTGCAGCTTCGATCGACTATTACGCCGACCTTATAGTCGAACTTGCTGCAAAAGAGGCTCTTGGAAGAGAATCAGATTGTGTCAGACAGTCACTGGAAAAAGGGATATCGCCAACAAAGGTTGCGAGAATCGCTGCTGAGCGATTCAAGAAAATCGCGGAGGAATACAGGGCTGTTGAGCCTGCCCCTTCTGCTGCCGAAGTGATTGACTACGCGATAATTACGCTTATGGAAAAGAAGAAAAACGGAGCGCCTGTCGTTAAATTCGGAGTGCCAAGTCTGGATAATTTGGTCCAGTTGGAGCACAGAACGATGACGACGATTGCAGCAAGACCCGGCATTGGTAAAACAAGCCTTCTTGGTCAACTGGCCCTGAATTCGGCAATGGCAGGCGTGCCAACGCTGTTTATCTCGCTTGAAATGCCTGTCGATAGGATAGTTCACCGTTGCCTTGCAAACCTGTCTGGATTGACGATCAAACAGATGAGAGAAATGACGCCTGAACAGCTTGAAACTTTTAACTCCTCAAAAAGAAAGTTTTCCCAGCTCCCGCTGTTTTTCCAGGAGCGCGGCAAGTTCACGGCTCACGATTTTGAGGTGCTCGTTGGTAAAATGCGCGACGAGGAAAATATCGGGCTCGTGATTCTCGATTACGTGCAGTTGATGCTCCCTGGAAAGAAATGCGACACGAGAGAACAGGAAGTCGCCACAGTGAGCGCTGCGTGCCGTTATATGGCTGCGGAACATGATATCCCTGTCGTTATAGCCAGCCAGTTGAATCGCGCCGTTGAAAAATCAGGCACAGAACCGAGGTTGAGCGATTTGCGCGAATCAGGATCGCTCGAAAATGACAGCGACATCGTGATATTCCTGCATAAGAACGGAGCATATGATGTCGTGAAGGAGACACAAGTTATCGTTGCGAAGAACCGTAGCGGTTCTGTTGGCAAAACTTCGGTATGGCACCGGCAGGCAACATTCAGTTTTATTGACAAGGAAAAGCCGGCACTTGACAGCCAGACTTCATATGCAGCAGAGTATTACTGATATGAGAAGCAAATTCAGGATTGATTTCGGCGAGAACCCTGATGTTCGTGACGCATTCAGCACACTCGAACCCGGTGACGAAATCGACATTGAGGTGACGGTTCAGGTATCAACCGTGAACAATAAGTATGCCGAAGGTGACGTCATGGAAGTCAGGTTGCCCGAGACCGAGGAAACGGAACCGGAAGAGGAACAGGGACAAATGACCGAGGAAGGCGGGCCCAAAACTGTAAAACCAGCCGATAATACACCTATAGGAATAAATGTCCTGCCGTTGCCATGATCCCGCAACCCGGGAATGAAGCAAAGATTCTGCTTGGACTGTTAAGGAAAAAGAAGTTCGGCTATGCAATGTCCAGAAGGGAGTCGTTGAGACAGCTAAAAAGACAGGACGAGCTGGCCAAAATTGAAGTAATTCGCGCGCAATTCGCAGCTGCAGGAGCATTAAGCTGGACTGCTGAAAGAGTCGAAAGCCTCGCCAAAAAACTTAGGTTGCCTGTGGATATCGTCTGGGCGATGGGCGGGGTATTAGACAGGAAGCGAAGGTTCGCTTATCGTAGCATGAAGAAGCTGCCCCCGGCTGTGGGGTTCCTTCTTAGCATTTTCGAGGCTACATATGTTAGACCTAAGAGTTTTAGAAAAGTTCGGCACAACGAACGAGCGCTTGCGGGAAATAATGACCGCGACGTCTCCGACGGAGAAGGATCCTCCAGATGTGAGGGAACGCAAGAAACGCGATGTGGAGGTCAGGAAGAGAATCGAGACGAAAATCAGTGACAGGCTAACAGCAGCTATCTCTGAATCTCTGTCCACGGCCAATCCCTATATCGCGATTGATATTGCATGGGATTCTACGCCGATCACAAAAGCTGATATTCCGCTTCTTCACTACGCGATGGGGAAGCTGGACACAAGGGAATGCGCCAAGCTTTTGACGCAACTTGGAGCAACCCAGTATATCAAGCGAAACGATAAAAACGAAATCGTAGGCATTGACCTGCCGGCATTCATAGAAGCCAACGTGCCTCTCCTTCGGAGCATGGTCTCGCGAAGGCTCGCCGCACAGGCCAACAAATACAATTCAATGTTCCCGTACTACAAGTACCAGGCTCGAAGTACGGCACAAACGGCGAAACTGTGCGCTGACATTGTAAGCGAGGTAGCGGAGCAAATCATAGATAGCCACGGATACAGACACCATGACGTGCAGGTAATGCGCGATATGTATCTCTACGGTCATAGCGTGGATTTCGTTCGGGCAAGCTGGGAGATAGAGCGCCAGATCCATTTCACAGGCGATCCTGAAACAGATGATTCGAAGGAATCTTTCGTGGAACGTGAAGGCGTTGTGTTCGTTAATCCGCACCCAACAAGGATATTCAAAGATTCGGCACACCCGTGGTCGTCCCTGAACTATGACAATGGTATTTCCTATTGCGGTTACTGGGATGTGCTCAAATGGGGAACGATAAAATCAAATCAGGCATATTACAATCTCGACTCGGTGTCGTACGGCGAAAACTGGATAACTCTGTTCTCTAATTACCCCTCGTATTGGAGACAGTACTACTGCACGATGACACCTCCGAGCATCATGCCGTTCGGATCGTCAAATGATTCAAAGGCAAATATCGGCAGATACTCACAAAGTCCCGAAGATTCTGCCTGTCTCGTTGCGGTTTACTACGAAAAGCTACGCCCGATTGAATACGGCATCGGAACATATCCGGAAGAGGTCTGGGTAAGATTCACGACGGCAGGTACAATCGGAACAGTGATTCATGCAGAGCTGCTCCCTTCGCGTCCCGGAGCGTATTGCGGATACAATGAGAATGATAATCGCACAACGTCGGTGTCATTCGCAATGGACATGCTCACATTCCAGGACCAACTGACAAATCTCTATCGCCAGTTGCTCGCTGTGTGCGCAATTGAACAGCTGAAGATCATTTACGCGGATTCTGATGCGCTGGTTGGCAAGGCCGAACAAGACCTGAGACGGCGAATAGAAGGCGCTGTGCAATCAGCCGGACCTGTACTTATCATGTACAGTAGCTCAGCTTATTTTGAAAAAGGCATTGATCCGAAAACTGCTTTGGGTTGCGTTCAGGCCACTGTCGCTCCGCAGTCAATTGAACTCATTTTCCGCGCAATTGTGCAGACGGTCGCGCTCGCAGAGAGAATCGCAGCCATGTCTGCAAACGAAATGGGACAACCAATCGTAAAGACAGAAGGCGGGGTTACCGCGACAGAGGCAGGACAGATCGAGGCTTCGTCCTCTGCAATGTACAACTTCGCGTCTGATGGCATCGACGAATTCAGGGCTGCGAAGAAACGCATATTGTTCGAGTCATGGATCAATTGCGCAGAGACAGAATCGTTTGAGCTGCCAGTGACAAGGCGATATCCGGCGACGGTCGTGAAGTCGGCAGGATTCGATATTGTCGGTGATTACAGCGACATCTCAGGTACCGCGAGATGGACGGTCTCAGGGAACAAATGGAAACTGTTCGATTACGAGTACGTGTTCTCATCCAGAGACGGTTCTCAGCGCATGGTCAATACACAGGCAGCGACGACTCTGGTGCAGCTCGTCCCAATGTTGCAGGCACCACAAATAGCAAATAGGATTACTCCTGAAAAGATGATTGAAATTTTCAACGAGATCTTCAGGTTGAGTGGTGCCGGGGTTGACCTGTTGATCGAACCTGAAGAAGAGGTCGCTCCGTCTGAGCTCGACCAAATCAAAGCTGCAATAGCTTCGCTGGCCCAAACAGTTCAGGTCCTCGCGCAAAAGGTCAACACAAGACAGTCTTGACAAGGCATAACCGATTTGTTATTGTAGGCCCAAATGAACAGCAACGATATTAAGCAAGATAACGTTACCCAACCAAAAGAAACACAGGAGCAACCAAAGCAGGGACAGCAGGATCAAGTTCCCGTGCCAGCCGAGGATGAAATCCTTAAGCAAATTCTCGCGGATCTCGGTGTTGCGGCAAAGAAAGTCGAGGAGAACAAAGAAGAAGACAAAACAAAACAGACAACTACCTCGGAAGGTGGAGAAGCTGCTCAGGAAAGCGCAGCAGGTCCTCTACCTGATAAGACAAGTGAGCAGGAAGGTACTGGAGAAAAGTCGCAGCCTGAGAAAGCCAAGACCGAGGAAAAGAAAACTCGCGTTTTCAGAAAGAAGCCAGATGATTTCCAAAAAGTAATTCGCGAAGAAACCGCGAAAATCATAGACGAAATCAAAGGCCAAAAGCTTCAACCTCCAGCGCAAGAAACTCCGAAGCCTGAAAGAGCCGCTGAAGAGGAGATTGACACGACTGATTGGGAAGACGACGAAAAGGAAGAGCTCGAGTTCCTGAAAATAGCGGCATCTGTTGATGAAAAATACAAGGATCTTCCAAAGAAGTTCGCGGACGCAAGAGCAAAGGTCGTAGCATGGCTCGAAAAAAGAACGGCAGAGAATCCGGATGTCAGCGAGGAAGAACTTGAGGAGGAGGTTGCCAAATACGCCGAAACAGTACTTCCGAAAGAGCTGAAAGCGCTGCGTGATTCGGACAAGGAGAGAATCCGAATAATGGTTAAACACCAACTCAGCAACGTTGTCCCGGAAATCCAGAAGCCCGCAATAGAGAAAATCCAGGAAATGGAGCGCCATCTGGCCGAGATCAAGGCAGCTCCAAAAGTTGAAGAGTCGATTAAGTGGACAAAATCCAGACTGGATGAGTTCTTGAAACGGGATGGCACCAGCGAAATAATCGAAAAGGCAACCAAATCTGAAAATTCGCGCCTTGGGCAAATGGTCAACGCATTAATGGGTCAGGTAGATCAATACGCAAAGAGATTTGCTGTTGCTTGCCATGATCCTACTAGGAGACTCAATCCAAATGACCCAATGGATGCCACGATCATTCAATTCATCCAAAACGCTGGCGAGATGTTCGCGAAGGAAGGGCAGGGATTGGAAAGAAATGGAGCGACATTCCTGCCGCTTTACCAGTACATGTCTGTACCTGAAAAAGACAGAGCAAAGTATTGGACCTTCGATGAAAAAGATGTGCTGACTCTTGTAGCACATGATGTATCGGTAAGGCTCAAATCGTTAGCCGATATAGCAAAGGAACTTGGCGAATTTCAAAAATCTTCCACCAGTACTCTACCGCAGCAAAAGCCCCAGGTGCCACAACAGCAAAGGTCTCCCTCGCCTTCCCCTCCTGTTGTGGCACCTACCCCAATTTCTAATGCTGGTTCGCCACCATCGGCTCCTGGCATGATGACGAAAGAAGAAATAGGCGCGCTCGGGATAAGTCTTACCTGAGAAAGCCCACATAGTAATAGTCAGGCAACCTCGCAAAAGGTTGCTTTTTTTTTGCACATCGCGCGTTGAATGGTGCACTGTTTATCAAAACTAACAGAGAAAAACTATGAGCTTGTTAAGTCAGTGCGAACCTTTGTACATCCAGGTTGATGAGTCGTGCGGGTGCTCTATCACTCGCGCCAATATCAAAGCAATGAAACCTTCCGACTTTGAAGATCTCTTCTGGAAAGAAGTCGGAATGTCTCGTGTTGTGGCAACAGAGAAGGAAGGACGAATTTGCGGCGTAAAGCAGCGAGCGCTGCAAGATCTGCTCCTCTCCAGAATGGTGCCAATGCGCCAAACAAATCTATCGACTGATGCCAGCCAAAGTGTTATTGCGCCGTTCATTTACCGGCCCAAACGGTGGCAAGTAAATACTCTCTACTGGGAAGTTACCGCTGGTGTTGCGTCACCTAAAGCCGGGACAGGCGGAATCCCGGCGTCGGCGTGGGATTTGACTGTGGCCAAAAACTCGGGCCAGTTCTCAACCGATGTGCCCAATATCGAGCGTTATTTCCTTCCCGGCAGGTTTGTGATCGTAGTATATAAGGATGCCGCAACGGGCGTCAGTCGAAGAATCCAGATGCGTATCTATGCGGCTGAAAACGCAGACGCTGGCGGGAACCACTACGCGACTGTCACAGTGGCTCCTTGTATCTCTGCAACAACCTGGGCTGGGATGAGCCCCTCTCAGCGAGCTCCATATCTTCCAACCCACGGTATTTTGATCCCGCTGGTTAACAACGTGAGCCAGTATGAATCTTGGTGCTATAACGATACCGCCGAGATCCCGCTCACACTGAAGGCTGTCTGGTTCCAGACATTCAGGCGAACTCACTGCTATACAGAGGAATATCTGACGGCTCTTGAGGCACCTCTGCTCGATCCGCTGTTCAAAAAGTTCAGGACAATGCCTCTTGTTCAGCAAAAGAAACGCCAACTAGAGCTGGCAGACATGATGTTCTGGAATGCGACTTTCTTTGGCCGTGAGATTAATGAAAATCAGACGGTAGAAAATTACGAAAAGCTCGAACAGGTTCGTGATCCTGCAAATGCCAATTGCATAATCGAGTACAAAGCGAACGCTGTTGGTATCCTTAAACAACTCGAAGATTGCCACAGGTTGTGGGATTGCAATGGCGATCCTATCAACTTTGACTCTCTCCAGGAAATACTCTACGCGCTCAGGAGAACTCGCAACACAGAGGATATCGACGCATTCACTGATCGCTATACGGCAGCCAACATCCTGACGTTGATGATCCGTTACTACAAGGACAAATACGGTTGGGATGTAGTGCGTTTCTATCAGCCAAACCAGCAGCTCAAGTTTGAAAATCAAGTTCTCTGGAACTACAACACATACGAGTTCCCAGAGGTCGGATGCAGGCTGCACGTTATCATCGACCCGTTCTTCGACGACCACCTGAGCAGCGTCCCATCCGACGATAAGAGTGTTGGTCGATATTTCATGATGATCGACTGGTCGGATATCGAGATAGGCCTCGCTAGTGCGAAGTCTGTCACACGCAGAACAAATGAAGCTGATGCGTTGTATTACTGCGTTGTGACCCCGGTCATTACGCATTATCAGCTTTACAGCCAGACTTTTGGCGTAGATGTTAATGATCCTAACAGGCATTATGTAATCACCAACTTCAGTGATGAATGCCCGACGATGACATCTGCTCCGTGTAATGTGTCTTATCCCAGAAGCTAGGAGTGATATATGAGAGTACGAAATGAATATGACGGGCAACCCCCGATCCAAACCGCTATAAAGCAGGTCTCTGACTCACCTGAATCTCAGGTTTATGCCAAAGCAGGGACCATCGTTACAACCGCCGACGGTGATCTGTATTTCAAACGTACAGATGAAAATAAGAATACCGGGTGGTTCTTGAGACGCCCGGTAATTGTTGTCGAAACAGCTGCAGCCCTCAAGGCTGTAACAGGGTACAAAGATAAAGATGTCGCGATTGTCCTTGGACATACAGAGATTTGGGATGGGGACGGTGGTATCTACGTCTTTGACAAAACGAACCAAAACGATACCGAAATAACTTATTACAAACCGAACGATATCTCGTTTGGTCCCGGGCGTTGGGTCGCCGTCACGTACCAATACCTGTCGTAATCACACTATGGGTATTGTCTAATCTTTCTCCGGGTCCAATGCTCGTTTGGGTCTCATAGCAATGGTTCAGGAGTGAAGCCGCGCGGGCGGTACAAACAAGTGCCGCCCGTTTATTTTTGTCTCTTGACATTATGCGCCATAACGGTCTTATTATGTCATGCGCGATATAATTGCTGTCGATCCGGGAGTAACCGGCGCAATAGCGGTTTCGTCCGAAGAGCCATTCGGTGATTTTGAATGGGTTTGGACCGAACGCCTGAAAGCGAACGTGTGCGTATTCAAAATGCCGGATACACAGGGCGCAATTGTGGAACTCTTCAAGAGATTAAGTGTCCATAGATGGCGCGCTGCGTTTCTTGAGCTTGTTACAGGGTATATTGGCCAGGGCCACCCGGGATCTGCGATGTTCACGTTCGGGGAGAATTACGGTTTTCTCAAGGGAATCATGATGACGCTCGGGATAAGCCTTGAATTGGTACGCCCACAGGTTTGGCAAAAAGCCCTCGGAATAGGGTCCAGAAGAAATTGTCTATCAAGGCACGAGTGGAAGAGGAAACTCGCAGAAGAAGCCTGCCGGAGATACCCGACGCTGTCTCCCGGAATAGCGACAGCAGATGCTGTTTTAATCCTTGATTGGGCA